AGTTTGCTTCCAGTGCCTCAGTCTATGGATTACAGTCAGACTTCAAGGAGACATCTCCTGTTGATCCCCAGAACCATTATGCTCGTAGTAAGGCATTGTTTGAAAAGTATGTAGAGTTTAGAAATGCTGATATCACTACTCAGATATTTAGATACTTCAACGTACATGGCCCCCACGAGGAACACAAAGGAAACCAAGCAAGTCCCTTCACCAAGTTTATGTTCCAAGCTAAAACGACTGGTAAGATAAAACTTTTTAAAGGTTCTCCTAAATACTTCAGAGACTTTATCCACGTAGGTAAAGTAGTTATGGATCAACAAAGATTCTTTGATGTAGACGAGTCAGGTATATGGAATTTTGGCACAGGCAATCCTCGTAGCTTCTACGATGTAGCTCTAGAGGTCTCAGGTAAGACTGGTGCAACTATAGAGTTTATTGATTTTCCAGAGAATTTAAAAGGTAATTACCAAGAGTTTACTAAAGCAGACACAACAAAGCTTAGGCAGACTTTAGCATTATAAGGTATAAAAATAATGGCAACAGAATTTGATAATCTACGAGATGCCTCTATTGGTTCTGACATTGGGGATACTGTCACTGTAGATGGTGTAGAGTACGTTAAGACTGCAGGTGAGGAAGGCAGTGGTGTGACTGCTAAGTTAGTGCCTAAGCAAGCAAGCACTTCTGCCTCTTCTCAGACATCTTCTATCACCTCGTCTTCTACAGGTTCTAGTTCTTCTGGTATTGGGGGTAAGTATCTTAAAGATGGTGTTATAACTTACAAAGCTTTAAACATAAACGATCTTCCCTCCCAAGAAGCAAAACAAGCTATTATAGATAGTGATAGACACACTGTCCAAAGTGATGGTTCAATTACTTTTACGGACGAAGATGGTTCAGAGCAGTACATTAACAATAACTATGAAGATGGTGTAGCATCTGTAGATTTTTCTAACATAAGTTCTAATGATTTAGTAAAGGCTGCTGACTTAACATTCCTTGCTCAAAATGGTGGCGTTAAAAGCTCTGATATGAATGCTGTATATGAGAGCCTAGGGCTTGACCCAAATGATTCTCAAGCACATGTAAAGAAAGATGCTATTCTGAGGGCTGCTGGTTATACTCCAGGAGATAGTAAAAACTTTTATGGTAGTAACCAAGCACAAGATCCTGGTGCACAAATAATACAAGAACGTTGGCAAAGTGCTCCAACTGAACAGGATATGATTGATGCTGGTTTAGATCCCTCTCAAGTTTCTGTAGTAAACAGCAATGTTGCTACTTCAGTTTATTTAGCAGAAGAGTTAGCTAAAAGAGGTATAGATACCTCAGAAACAAATGCTTATCTTAGAAATACGTCAAGAGCAGACTATACAAGAAGTAAACAGTTTGTTCAAGATGCAGTAACCTCTAAAGCACCTGGTTCTTATTGGGATCAGAAAATGAAAGACAGTGGATTAAGTATGGATGACTTACAGTTAGACATGCTTGAATGGGATCTTATCAAGAAGAAAGCAGAAGAAAAGAAAACAGGTGGTACTGGGGGTGGTTCTGGTTTAACAGGAACTATTAATACTGGTGGTGCAGGTGGCGTAGGGACTGGTATGCCTGGTGGTGTAGGGTCTGGAACTCCTTACACTGGTCCTAATTTTGTAAGTACACCTAACATTGGAAACATTACCCCTGTGTATGGTGAAGGACAGACTGGTCTTACTGAAGTAGACATTCCTACTTATGAGGCAGGACTAGGACTACAGCAGAAACAGTTTGATCAACGTGCAATAGATCAAGCAGCTTTCTACAAACCTCAAACACTAGAAGAGCAACAGGCTGCAGGTACTGCTCCTGCATTTGAGAATGTGTTGTATCGTAATAGGTTTGGCATGTCTATGTATGTCCAGCATATCAATGGTGTACCTAGCCAACCCATTCCTCCTGGTTATTACAGGGTTCAAGGCTTTGGAACTGAAGCACAGACACAAGGTGGGTCTGCTGCTGCAGCACAAGGACAGAACCAAGGTGGTGTGATTAGATCATTCCAAGAGGGTGGTGTAAACCCTGCCCTAAATTATCAACCTGGTGGTACTGTCGTACAAGCTGCTGATGGTACTTACAAGATTAAGTACCCTGATGGAACTTACTCCCAAGCATATGACACTGCAATGAATGCTAATGCTGCTAATAATGCAGGTCTTTCTGGACTAGGTTTACCAGACTATGCAACATACCTGCAGCAGCAAGGCATAGATATGAACCTACCAGGGTATGATGAGGCTGCATATCAAGGTGCATACCAGTCTTACATTACTGATCCTGCTACATTAGAAAATATCAAAGCTCAACAGCAACAGCAAGAAGAAGTTGTTGATACAACACCTCAGTCTGGTAGTGTGAATCAAGATTTTGTTACTGGTCAGACAGAAGTAACTAGAGAAGATCTAGCTCAGTACCAAGCTAACCTTAATGCTCAAGCTTATGCTAACCCAGGTGGTGCTGTAGCTGCTTCTCCTGTATCATATATTGATCCTAATACATACGGAACTGTTATTGAATCTACTGCAGGTCAGGCTCTTGCTACAGCACCTATGGTACAAGAGGATCAGGTAGCACAGATTGGATCTGCTACGACTGCTGATGTTCCTATTGGTCAGGGTGCTGCAACCTACGATGCTAACCAAGCATATGATGACGTATCTGCAGCTACTGAAGGTATGACTGCAGCTACATCTACTGGGCCTACTAAGACTATTACAGCAGAAGAGCAGAAGACAAGTTCTGTCTCAGGTCTTGATGCTGCTACTGGTGAATCTGTAGATGTTACTGCACCAGATGCAAGAACACTAGAAACCATTGGTGGTCAGAGTGAACTGATTACTGGCACTGGTGTAGATCAGTCTAAAGTAATGGCTGCATTTGGTGAAGGTGAAATCAAAGCTGCATCTGTTCAAGATGAACTAACAGGTTTGATGCAACAGTTTGAAGGTGGTGACACACCTGCTTGGGCTGCAGGTTCTATGAGAGCAGCTATGGCTACCCTTGCTGCCAGAGGTCTGGGTGCTTCAAGCATGGCAGGACAAGCAGTCATTCAGGCTGCTATGGAAGCTGCTCTTCCTATTGCTCAGATTGATGCCAGTAACAAACAGCAGATGGCTTTATTTAAAGGTGAGCAAAGAGCTAAGTTCTTACAGATAGAGTTTGATCAAGCATTCCAAGCTAAGGTTATGAATGCTGCTAAGATCTCTGAGATTGCTAACATGAACTTCACTGCTGAACAGCAGATTGCTTTGGAGAACTCTAAGGCTGCAAACACAATGGCCTTGCAGAACCTAAGCAATGAGCAAGCATTGGTGATGGCTGAAGCTGCTGCTCTATCTCAACTAGATACTCAGAACCTGAACAACAGACAACAGGCTGCAGTTCAGAATGCTCAGAACTTCTTGCAAATAGACATGGCTAACCTAGCTAACGAACAGGCAACAGCCTTGTTTAAGCAACAGTCTTTGATTAACAGTATCCTGTCTGATCAGGCTGCTGCTAATGCTGCTGCTCAGTTTAATGCTACTTCAGAGAACCAGACTAATCAGTTCTTCTCTAACCTTGCAGCCTCAGTCAATCAGTTTAATGCAGCACAGATGAATGCTATGAAGCAGTTCAATGCTGACGAAGTTAACTCACTCCTTGAGTTCAATGCTAGTATGCAGAACCAAAGAGAGATGTTCAATGCTCAGAACTATCTTGTTGTTGCACAGGCGAATGCTCAGTGGAGACAGAACCTAGCAACTATCAATACTGCTGCAGCTAACGAATCCAACATGGCTTATACACAGGCTGTTAACGGATTGACAATGACTTCACTAGATGAGATATGGCAGAGAGAAAGAGACATTCTTTCTATGGCTTTCCAAATCTCAGAGAACAATGCTAACAGAGCTAACGAGATTGTTCTGCAGAAACTTGCTGCTGATGCTTCAACAGATGCTGCAAAGTTACAAGCTGACATCGAAGCTTCTGCAGGTGCTGGTGACTTTGTGAAAGAAGTATTCTTAAAGATTATAGGAATTTAATATGTCATTAGATGCAAGACAAGAACGAAAAAGAAAAGCTATCTTCGACAGTGCACTTGAAGATTGGCAAGGCAGGTCAGCTACTTCTACTGCACAGAGTATAAGAAGAGGTCTTGCCTCTGCTCAAGAGACACGACTGGGGATGAGGGATGCCATGCAAGGTGTTCGTAGATCCTCAAGAGAAGATGATGACAGAAGACTTGCAAGCAACAACCCTGATGAAGAACTGTCTAACTTCTACGGTGGGTGGGCAACTGCCATTGACGAAGCCTTTGGTGCAGGAGAAGACAAGCCCAAAGATATGACTGGTGAAGATGCTAAAGCTAAGAAACCACCAAGAATATCTCAGGATGAACTAGAAGATGGTGTTCCTATTCCTGATTTTGATATTGAAACAGATCTTGATATGGCTGCTAAAGCCCTTGGATTTGTTGAGAGCACAAACAAGTACGATGCAGTTGGTGAAGTAATCAAAGACAAGAATAGCATGTACTACGGTGACAGAGCTTACGGTATGTACCAAGTCATGGGTAAAAATATTCCTGTCTGGACTAAGCAATACCTTGGTACTAAGATGACTAAGGAACAGTTCTTAAAAGACAATGAAGCACAAGATAAACTTGTCAGAGCTTTCATCACTGAGAAATATAATCAATACGGAAATATTGAAGATGCAGTTTCTGTTTGGTTTACTGGTAGACCTCTGAAGAAAGCCACTGAAGAAGGGGCTGCAGATCAGAACATCTCAGTAAACGAATACGTCAGAAGATTCAGAAAAGAGTTCTTCAATCTACTAGAAGGTTAAACCAATGTCAGCAATGAATAGACCAATACCAGGTCAGTCTCTTACGGACGAACCAAAGAACTATGCTTGGGAAAGACCGCCAGAGATTACTGATCCTAACGAAGCTGTGAAGTACCACCTTGACAGGGTTGCTGATCCAGAGGTTATCGACAACGTGTTCTATGCACTTGATATGGGAATGCCAGTAAAGACACTGACAGACTCTATGATGACTGGTGCAGTAGCTAAAGGAATGCACAGTATTGATGTAGGTCTTATCGTTGAACCTCTCGTCCGTAGGGCTGTCATGAAGATTGCTGACAATGCTGGTGTTGATTACAAAGAATCATTTGATGAACAAGAAACAAGTATTGAAGAACGTGCTGCTAGAATGGTACGGATTGTTGAGTCCACACCTGAAGAAGAACGTGATGCTGGGTATGACTTCTTGACTGAGATAAGTTCTAACGTACAAGAAGAAGAACAACCACAAGAAGAACCTGAGATGTCAGAAGACACAATGGTTGAAGAGAAACCTAAAGGTTTGATGGCGAGGTAGACTATGGGATTTTTTGGTAGAGTTGCACTAGGGTCTGCTCTTGGTGGTCTTGCAAAAGACATGAAAGAGAACAGAGAATATGCAAGAGATAAAGCTGAAAGAGTACAAGACTATCTGTATCAACGTGGGTTAGAACGTAGACAGGAAGTCAACAAGACTCGTAATGCTTTGCAGAACTCAGTAGAGTATTTGCAATCAAAGGATATGGATAGTAGGTCTATCAATGCTATGTTGATGGAGAATCCTAAAGAGATTATTAGACTTGCTGCTGCTGCACAAGAGGCCGAAGAGGAAGGAAGACTTACTAAAGCTATCCTCAATCAAGCTGTTCAAGTTGCTGCAGACTTTGATGATCAAGGTATGACTCCTTCTGAGCTTATTAAGAAAGCTACTCCTGACTTTGTTAAAGGGGCTGACCTTAAGAAGCCAGAAGAAGTTGAGCTTAATGCTTTGCAGAAATTATTTGGTAGAACATCCTCTCAGGATATCCTGTACGATGTTTATTCTCAGAGCCTGTTTGGAGATGAAGCTACTGGTGCAGACGTAGCAGCTAGTATCTCTGCTCCTACTATTAAAGGTAGAAAAGAAGGCCCAAGCAGTATCACTGTAGACCTTGGTGCTCTAGCAGAAGATGAAAGGTTTGACTCTACATTTAAAGCTAAAATATCTAAAGATATTACAGAACAGTATGATAAATGGGCCGAAAAGGAAAGTGAAAGACTTGTTGATGCATTAAAAAAAGCTAAAGAGAATGATGATGAAGACACAGCAGAACTAATTCTTCAGCAGCAACAAGAACTAATTGATGTTTTAAACCTAGAAGCTAGACAGTTATACTATGAACTAATGAAAATGAATCCAAGTATTGCTCAACAGTATTGGGAAACACAAGGAGGTAAAGCTCTTTTATCAGATCCTAACTACTTCATGCCAGCTACAGTAGACATTTTTCAAAGTGATGAGTAAACATGACAAATTATTTAGAGAGACAAGCTCAAATTGATGAAGCATTAAGAGCTTACGGTGAGGATGAGCCTGAAGTAAATCAAGAAGATACTGATGGTATGACCCTCATTGAGACCTTGTCTACTGACACTAACTATAAAACAATTAAAAATTACATGTCAGATAGGTTTGGCATGGAGGAAGATAAGTATTCTAAAAGAGAAATCATTGATTCCTACATCAATCAAATGAGGAAGTTTAACTCTGGTCAGTCTGTTGTTACCGTCAGTGAACTAGCACATCTTAATGCTGGTGAAGGAGACTCACTAGCTAGAAGACGTTCTACTGCTGCTAGAGCATACCAATTATTTGATAGTCTTGGTGGTGCCTTTAGTAAGGATAGGACTATTGGTGAGAAAGCTGATGCAATAGGGGATTATGCCAGGGCTTTGATTGTTGATCCAGTTAACCTTGTGTCTCTTGGTGTAGGTAAAATCTTTGGTATTGCAGGATCTAAAGCTGCAGTCCAAGGAGCTAAACAATTAGCATTCAGAGTAGGCAGACAAGCTGCTTATCAAGAACTAAAGAAGGGTGCTTCAAAGCAAGCTGCTCAAAAGGTTCAAAGAGAAACAACACAAAGAGCTTTCCAAGAAGCTTTAAAGAAATCTAAAACAAAAGCTATATTAGATAAAGCAGACAAGAAAGCAATCTATGGTAGCCTTGGGTTTGACATGGCGGCTGCTGGTGGTATGGATGCCCTACAGCAAAAGGCTGAAGTAACATCAGGATTTAAAGACGACATTGACTGGTTTCAAACTGGTTTGTCTACAGCTACTGGTGCTCTTGGTGGCGGTCTACAACTGGGTTTGATTGCAATCAGTAAGAAAAAGAACATACCTCTTGCTTCTATTCAATTACATAGATCAAACCTGATTAAAAAAGCTACAGATGATAGCTTGAAGTCTATCACTAAAGAGCAAAGAAAAGAGATACTTGCTAGTGAAAACGTAACTCAGGCTCTCCTTCAACTGAAGAAAAGAACTGAAGCTTGGGCTGCTAAAGTAGCCGAAGGTAAACAACTTCTTAAGGTATCTGATAACCCAAAGACTTCTATAGATTATGACACTGAGTTTGCTCAAATGTTTTTTATTGGAAACAGGACAGCAGAATTAGAAGATGGTGCAGAAGTAGGTTTTAAAGGACTTATTAATATTCTTGGGGAGGCAGGTTATAAACAACCTAGTGACATGAACTTCACAGACTTCATGGGAAATGCTTTTGAAGACCTATCTGCAGACAACAAAAAAATTGTTGTTGATGCTTACGAACTTCTCAGAGAAACTTCAGATCAGTTGAAGCCTTACAACTTTGAAGAGTTTATTAATTTAGATGCTGCTGCAGTGTCAGAAGCTGGTAGAATTTTGCAAGTAAAGTCACAAGCAAAACAATTCTTTAACAAGATTGGTTTGGATGCCACTGAAGCTGATGCAGCTACGTCTGCTAAAGCATTAGTTGACCCTGCAGATGAAGAGGCAGTCAAAGGTTTATTTAGTAAAGCCAAACCTCTACAAGATGCTTTGATCAGGAGTATTGTTACACACCCTGGTACAACAGCATTGAACGTCCTTGGTTGGAAAGCAGCTACAATAAACCAGAGTTTGTCTGACATGATTCGTGCAGGTTTGTATAGTGGTGCTGCCATGAAAGAACTTGTTGTTGGTAATGCAGAGAATGCTGTTCGGTACAAGAAGATGGCTGTCCAGATGATGGACCTTCAAAGGCAGAAGATAAGAAACATGGCTGATCCTTACGGAACTAAGGATGCAGTCATGGATTACTTGATGGTGAGACCACAGGCACAAAGAGAAATATTCAGATACCTTAACGGTGGTGTAGAAGTAAAAGGTATCCTTGACGAGTTTGAATTGAACCCCAATGCATTACCAGACAAGGGAAACATTCAAAAGTATAATGAGTTCTTCGAAACTTTGTATGCTGTAAAAGCACAGGACTTTATTACAAAGACACAAGAGTTCTCTTATGCTTTGGATAAACAGATCAGACTAAAGTACGACAAGTCTTTGGTTGAGTTCTTGAATGACCCTGACCTAGTTCGTTATTTATCTGAACCAGGATCTGAAAGGTTTAACGAATTTCTTAAAATGGAAGCTGCTGCAGTGCAGGATGCACTACGTAATACTTTCTCTAAGAAGTATGGTAACAACGATGATTACCTACGTAAAACAGCAGACATGATTGAGAACATCAGAAACGTACCAGGCATTGGTGCTCTTGCTCCATTCGGTCAGTTCTGGAACAACAGTGTAGCTTTCATGCTTGATCATTCTGGTATGAGCTTACTAAATAAGTACACCATCAAAGCAGGTGGCAGAGAGGCTATGGACAGGGATGCTATGGATCTCCTAACTAAGTCTGCTGTTGGTTGGGGTGCTTTGTCTCTTGGTGTTTACAGACAAATGAGTAATCTCGAAGAGGGTCTAGCTTGGTACGAAGACAGGGATGACTCTGGATCTGTTGTAAGCTACCTATATGATTACCCTCGTAACGTTCCAATGCTTGTTGGTCGGATGGGTGCTCACCTCCTAAGAGATGGTGAAGTTCCTGATGATCTGCTGGTTGCTTTTGCTGACAACTTTGGTACTCGTGCTTTGACCAGAGATTTAGGTGATGCCTTTGGTGCTGTAACACAGGGATTTGTTCTTGCAGCAAATGCTAAAGATGTTGAGTTCCTTGACCTAGCAGGAAACTTCTTTGGTTCTATTGCATCTCAGTATGTTTCAGGTTTCACTAGACGTTTTGAACCAGTGAATCAAATTATCTCTATGGCTAAAGGTGAAGACTACGAAGCTGTGGACAAGAAGCAGGGTGTGAAGTGGGTTAATGATTCAACAAGGTACGTTGATCAAATCTTTGAAACATTAACAGGGATGGAACCAAGTGAAGCTATCACAGGTGAGAGAGCACAGGTTAAGAAGAGTGCTCTATCTCCTGAGGCTAGACCTGTACCTATTGGAAAGATTGGTGGCTACAGAGAAGTTCTACCTTCATCAACAATAGAAAAGATGTTCAATGATATTGGTAGACCTACTTGGAAAACTGAGATCAGAAGTAAATCTCCTGAAGCAGTCAACACATTCAATGAGTTAGTTAGACCTCAGATAGAAATCCTTGCTGATATTGTAATGTACAACGATGAGTGGGATGGTAAAACACTCAGGGAGAAAGAAGAGATAGTAGCTAGTATCCTCAAAGTGGCTAAGAGAAACACTATGGATAATATGGAAAGGTCTCTTGACTCAGATGAAGTGAAAACAAAACTTATCTTTGATGTGAAGAAAGCAGGGCGTAAGGAAGACCTTGATAAAGTTCTTACTTACTTTGATGTCAAAGAAAAGAACCTATGGAAGCTAGACGTAAATCAACTTCGTGTCATAGAAGACATGGTGAAGATGATGAAAAAAGATAGGGCTGGCCTAAGTAGAAGGCTAGGTATTGAATAAAAGAAAACCCCCAGGGATTAACTGGGGGTTTAGTTTAAGACGATTTATCTTTAGTCTTTTTATAGTCAAGCATCATACACGAATAACAGAATGCTTGATTAACGATCTCGTCTGATCGTAAATACTTTCCAGATGCTAGTAACCCTGACAAGGCTGCACCTGCAAAGTAATCCCTAGACGGTATGTCCCCACTAGGAATGTCGGATTGAATAAACTCTTGGGCTTCTTGCTCAAGGGTTTTTTTATTTATGCTACTTCGACTAGTCTTTTTAGATACCATTGAGCTTTCTCCAAGTCCTGTGCTCCGTTCTTATATCTCCAACGGTGCATGTACTTTGCAATGTTACCTCGCAGGTAGCCTATAAACTCCTCTCTGGTAAGAAAGTCTCTGATGTAATCAATGCATTCAATCTCACCTTGACCGTAGTGGCTTGGCCTTTCAACTGCATCAAACATATCTTCACATTCTCCACACACATTGTTGTCATCTAATAAATTATTACATTTCTTACAGTACATCATAAGTATATTAACTCTGCCTCTTGATAAGGGATGTGGAAGAAGGACTCACCCTTGTAGATGTTACGTCCTTTAGCTACTCTGATTCTATCCTCAGTCATGAGAGTGTCTTTGATTCTCCAGACACGATCCATATCTTTACTAAAGATGTAGAAGTTGAGAGCACCTTTATCGTTCTTGTACATTTCAACAAGACGTTTCTTTCTTGAGGGGATACGGATCTCAGCCCAGTTGGTAGGCCAGTCACCTGACCAAGCTAACTTGATCTCTACTTCGTTGAAATAAGTAAACCCATCTCTCATTGTGATCAGGTCTACGTTGTAATCCTCTTGGTTGTGTAGAACCTTGTGTCCTTTTGCAACTAGATATTCTTCTAGCTTATCCCTACCAAGCTTGTCATACAGCTTGTAGTTCACAGGATTAAAAGGTTTCTTCACATACTTCACACCTGGTGCAATGTTTCTCATTTACCTTGACCCCTATACGGTTTGGTTGCCCTACGTTTATGCTTGTTCATTGAACCCAACTTCATTGAAGATATTCTTTTTGACTGAGAGGTTTTCTTTTTAATACTCTGATGTGAGTTTGCTGATGAACCTACCAGTTGCACCTTAGCCATTTGATTGTCTCCACTTTAGTTCATAGATAAGCATATTCTGCTCGTATTCGGACAGTATCATCCAATCCCTTATTTCGTCAAGTGTTCTTTTACACCCCACACAAAGACCATCTTCAATACGACAGACCTTTATGCAGGGTGAAGGGACAGTACCCAGTTTATTTCTACGGTTCCTACTCACACTGACGTAGGCCAGTAGCAGGATCAAAGTAGCAAGCACCACCCTCTCCTACGTAGTCCTGTGTTTCCTCAACCACAGGCTCCTCTGCTACTTCTTCAGAGGTAGAGGCGTTAAGGATACCATAACGTTTACCTGCTGCACGGAAGGTAGTGCAACCAGAAGATCCACCATCATATGCATCCATGTAAACTTTCTTAAACTCTTCCCATGTTACATCTTCACCAACGTTACATGTTTTAGAGCAAGCTGAGTCAACAAAACGAGAAGCAACGTTCAGTACTTTGACGTGATCAAACACTGACAGTTCGTCTGCAGTCTTACCCTTCACACCAAACACACGATACCCATAGTCCTCTACTCGTTCAACCTTGGGTCCATCGAAGGTTTGGATAGTTCTGTCGTAGTAATGGGAGAAGACTGGCTCAATGCCTGAGGATACGTTGTCGGCTGACAAGCTGATAGTTCCTGTTGGAGCAACCGAAAGAAGATGACTGTTACGAATACCACACTCACTAATGAGATTACGGATATCATCAGGAAGAGACTTAGCAAAATCACTTTCAAGATAAGCTTGAGTAAAGAGAGGAAATGGCCCCTTCTCCACAGCAAGCTCAACAGATGTACGATAAGCAACATTCCTAATCACCCCCATGATTTCTTCAAGGGTCTGCAGGAATCTCTCACTGCCGTACTCAAACCCTAGTGCTTCAATAGCATTAGCTACACCAGTAACACCAAGGCCCATACGTCTTTTACTCTTGGCTTCTAACTCCTGCTCTCTCAGTGGATACGTTGCTCTATCTACGACATTATCCATAGCTCTTACGACATGTGGAATGTCATTACGTAGTTGGTTCATGTTGAAGACGTACTTACCATCATGCTGCACTACGTACTTAGTTAGGTTGAATGAACCAAGTAGACATGCACCATTGGGTGGTAGTGGTTGCTCACCACATGGGTTGGTTGCAGCAATCTTTTCTGCATACCATAGGTTATTCTTCTTATTGATACGATCAATGAAGAGGATACCAGGCTCTGCCCAGTCCCATGTAGAACGTAGGATCTGATCCCATAGTGCAGTAGCACTCACAGTTTTGTAGACACGTCCATCAAACTTAAGATCAAAGTCTAAGTCTTCTTTCACAGCTTTCATAAACTCATCCGTCACACCCACAGAGATGTTGAACTGTGTCAGTGTATCAGAGTTGTTCTTAGCTGTAATAAACTCTTCAATGTCAGGATGGTCTACACGTAGCACACCCATCTGTGCTCCACGTCTGTGACCTGCTGATGCAATGGTACGACAGACAGCATCAAAGATACCCATGAAAGATAGAGGACCAGAGGACTTAGAGTCCAGTGACTTGATCAAGGTGCCACGAGGACGAAGTGTACTAAAGTCATAGCCAATGCCACCACCTAGTCTCATGGTCTCTGCTGCACGTCTTGCAGCCTCCATGATACCATCCATGCTATCTTCAATAGTCATAGAAACAAAGCAGTTGTAAGGTGTCACACGTCGAGGTGCACCCATAGCAGACTGGACACGTCCTGCAGGTAGAAATCTTTGGTTGTATAAGATGTTACGAAAGTTATTGAAGTGTGACTCATTATCTTTCAGTGCTTCTGCAACACGAGTCATTGCCTCACGAAATGTTTCACCCTTACTACGATACTTCATAGCATGGATTTCTTCTGAGATTGCTAGTGTTGGGCCGTATACTTCTTCGTGAACATCTTTCATCTGTTGTCTCCTGATCCTTTTAGTTTTCCACGTTTCTGTCTGTCGTCTAGTTTGGCAATGTTTAGTTCGAGAACCTCGTTCAATCCCTTGCCATAGATATTTGCTAGAGCAGTAGCATAGAATACTACATCACCTAGCTCTTTCATAATCTCTTCGTTAGTAAACCTGCTACTATCACGAATAAGTTTTTTTATTTTTTCTGCAACCTCCCCTGCTTCACCTACAAGACCAAGTGTGTTCTCTACTAACCTGTCTTGTCCCTCTGTTAAAATCTTTTTCTCTACCCAAGTAGAATAGTCTGACACCTTCACTTCGTCTACAGTCTGGAATGCTTCAAAGTATCCTATTGAATCCAGATCTTTTGCAGTCATCATTTTTCTTTTACCTCTATCTCTACTACTTCTAAATCGTCTACATCATAGATAGTGTCCTGAAGAATTTCTTCAAGACTCCTACTTATACTATCTGAAGCAATGAAGTTTGCCTCAGGGTCTAACTCTATCAGCATTGTTACTTCAAACAACACAGGAACCTCCAAGTTATATAGTCTAAATTAATTACGTCAATCTATTCTTTCAACCAATCATCAGGAATTGATTTATCGGCGTACTTAAAACCGTACTTCTTACACCAGTCACCATAGGATGACTTAGCACCTTTATAAAGTTTAGCTCTACTGTTTTGAAATACAAAACGGATATCCAGATCAGGATGCTGCTTCTGGATTTCACGGTGTTTACGTCTGTCGTTTGCTACGAATCGGCCCTTGGTTTCTATGATGATACCATTGCCTAAAACGAAGTCAGGTGTATACGTTCTGACTTTTAAGTCAACCCACTTAATCTTTTCTTTTTCGTAAGTGAACTCAATTTTTTTAGAACGTAACTCACTGGCAACTTCATCCTCAAAACCAGAACGATAACCTGCCTTGATTGCTGCTGCACTAAACTTCTTTCTGTTCATTGTAGGTAAGATCCTCTGGTACGTTTGGTTTCTTAACCACATCTACCAAGAGTACGTCACCATTACCATAAACAAATCGTCTGGCCTCAGGCCAACACTTCTTGCTGAACTCACAGAATCCACAAGAAGGATGTAGCTTTGTGTTGGGGCTAGTCTTAGACTGAGGTACAGGCTCAAAGCCTCTGTCAGGTATCTCACCTGCTACCATAGCTTTGACTTGCTCTACCTCTTTCTCCTTCTGTTCTAACTCAGGAGTGAAGTCGTAGACATCAAGACAAAGTGAGCCATTGACTTTATCAACAACAAGGAAAGCTCCATGTGTTTTGTTAGTTACCAGTGGGTCATCCTTAGCTGCATACACGTAAGAACTAAGCTGACTGATGTACCCAAAGGGGTCATCCTCTCTGAGGTTACCTTCAGCAAATTTCTTGAACGAGTATGGTGATGCAGATTTGACATCCACTGTCATGCCATCAATGACTGCATCTCTGTGTCCAGCTAAGTCATTGATCCTCATACGATCCTGCTGTCCTGTTACAGTGTGGCCCGATGCTTGAACGATAGCCAAGACTAACTCTTCAATCATATCACCGTAAAAGAACTTCAGCAAATCCGATGGAGCAAGAGGCTTTGCAGTAGCAGGTTCGTTTATCTTGTACCAAAGTTTACGAGAGCAAGGGCTACCAATAGAAGAGAACGACAGATAACCTCTTGGTTTCTGTGGTGCTTTGAATCTTGATGAAGCTGCCTTAGCAATACGATCACCCATCTTAAGGCTAATCAAGTGATCCCATCCGTTGAGTCCAAGGATGGTGTCTTCCATATCTTTGATGAGTGTGTCTATCTTTGGCATGTCTTTTCCTTTTTAAATGAACCCCCACCCCGAAGGGTGAGGGCAAGCTTCTAGGGGAAGGAACAGGAAAACCTAGAAGGGGATGGAGTCCTGAGGTTCTTGGGAGGAGGTGGAAGACGTAGAACCACCAGAACTCGATTGGTCTGTGAACATTGAACGTGGTTGGGAGGATCCACCTTCTGATTCATAGACCACATGCTCTAGGACTTGAAGCCCTAATAG